CTTGGGTGCTCTTTCATATAGGCAAGCAAGTCCATGCGGAATTCGTTCAATCCCAAATCCATGATGGAGATGCCAGAGTTCATTTCTTCCAGATCGACGACCTCGTTTTGCAGCTTTTCGAGCTGGGCGCGACGGTAACGGAGGTCGCCGTTTTCTTCCTGATTGATGTAGTCGTCGTCGCCCGTGGAGGTCATGACGGAAATACGCATACGGGCCTCGACGCGCTCCTTGAGGTTGATGTACTCGTCCAGCGACAAACCCGGCCATAAGTTCACAAGCTGAATGACGGCGTTGCGGCTGCCGATACGGTCGATACGTCCGAACCGCTGAATGATGCGGACAGGATTCCAGTGAATGTCGTAGTTGATGCAGTAGTCGCAGTCCTGCAGGTTCTGACCTTCGGAGACGCAGTCGGTCGCGATAAGTATGTCGATGACGTTATTGTCCTTCGGCATGGTCAACACCTTTTCCTTTGCGATCGGAGAGAAGCAGGTCAGAACGGAGTTGATGTCACACGGGAAGCGCGGAATGGTTACTCTGCCGTCAATGCCGCCCGTGACAAGCGCCGTGTTTAATCCATACTTGTCCTTAATGACCGTGGAAAGGTGGTCATACAGATACTCTGCCGTATCCGCAAAGGCAGTAAAAATCAGCACCTTCTTGTTGCCCTCGTTGATGGGATGCTCGATTTTGTCGCAGACGACGTGAATGAGCTGGTTCAGCTTATAGTCGTACTGTGGCGTGATATCCTCAATCATAAGGATAAGAAGCTCCAGCACTTCAAGGTCGGCTTGCAGGTCACGCCGCCATGAAACATAGTCCATGTCACGCAGTTCGATTTTAAATTTCTTGCCCACGCTGAACATATCGGTGTTCTGGTCATCCAGATCGAAATCGTCGGTGTTGGCAACATCCTGCACGGATATGGACGCCCCCGGCTGGAATGCGTCAATCTGCTGCACCGTATCGTAATAGGCGTTGTAGATGCGGGTGACGGTGAGCTCGAAAGAATGGACGGAGCTTTCCATACGCTTGAGCAAGTTTATGTTCATCAGACGCTGGATGCCGCGCTCACGCCCGCTCTGCGAAATGGTCTGGGCGTGTTTGGAATCCGGGTCGATGTACTTGCTTATCTTGCTTGCGAGAATGTATTTCGATGGCGTGTAGATGGAGAGGTTAAGCTCCATCAGTTGCGCGTATATCTCCTGATAATTGATAGCGTCCGGCTTATCTGTCAGTTTCGGATAAAGCGAGATCGGTTTGTTCCGCTTCGGGAAGCTGCCTATTTCCGTTGTATCGTAGTAACGCTGGATATGCTTGCGAGAGCGAGCGATTGTCACGCTGTCCAGCACCTCGAAAAAGTCAAAATCGAGCTGTTTTAGAAGAGCGTCGGTCGTGCGTTCTTCCGGCTCCAGTTTCGTCCATGCGTTATAGACTTTTTGGGCCTGACGGAAGACGGAGTCGATATCAGTCTTCGTGTTCAATTTCTCGTTGATAACATCGCTGTGACCTTCATATGCCAGCGCGAGCTGATTGCGCAGGTCATAAAAGCGGTTATTGACTGGCGTCGCGGAGAGCATCAGCACCTTTGTCTTGACGCCGGTGCGGATAACGCGATTCATAAGCCGCGTGTAGCGGTTTTCTTTATCATTGTCTTCGCCGGTGGTAGCGCCACCATTACGGAAGTTATGACTTTCATCAATAACGACGAGATCGTAGTTACCCCAGTTTATACGGTCAATCGGCAGTCCAATGACGGTATCGCCACGATCGCGGGAGAGGTCAGTGTGGTATAGAATGTCGTACCGCAGACGGTCTTTCGCTAAAGGATTGTTGATTAAATTGCCGCGATAAGTCATCCAGTTATCCTTCAGCTTTTTCGGGCAGAGGACAAGGACGCTTTTGTTGCGACCTTCATAATACTTAATCACTGCCAGTGCTGTGAAGGTTTTACCAAGACCGACGCTGTCGGCGAGGATACAGCCGTTGTACTGTTCCAACTTATTGATAATGGCAAGGGCAGCGTCCTTCTGGAAATTATAGAGCTTGTTCCAGATAAGGCTCTCCTTAAAGCCAGTTGCTTCATTCGGCAGAACATCCTCGGTGATGTCCTCAAGGAACTCGCTGAAGATGTTGAACAACGTCATGAAGTAAATAAGCTCCGGCGTGTTTTCCTGATAGACGGCGGATATGCTCTCAATTACGAACTGCGTGACATCCTGAAGCCGCGCTGCATCTTTCCAAACAGCATCGAAAACCTCAATAAATGCAGCGCTTGATGGAAATTCCATGCGGCTTACCATATTGCTGATATTGTTGCCACGCTCACAGCCTAAATCAACTGTGGTGAAGCTGTTGACAGGCATATATGTATATCGCTCGGCGGCGGATTCCACATTGATGAAGTTGTTCATGCCGTCGCGGGTGGTGTTCGATTTAAAGGTGGCTTTTTTCTGAATCCATGCAGCGCACTCTCTTGCAATTGCCTTTTGCGTCAGCTCGTTTCGGAGCTTAATCTCAAATTCAGTACCGTAGATGCTCTTTTCGCGGTGAAGACGTGGAATATAGAACTCGCGCTTTTCCGTCGGCGTCTTTTCAGCGATGAATGTCGGCGAAGTAAAGATGAAGCGCAGCGACTCAACATCCTTAAGCTGCGCCTTTAACTCCTGATAGGCATAGATAGAAAAGCAAGCGGCGGCAATAGAAACACGGCTGCCCTTGGCGATGGTTTTTACAAGGTCATCTCTGACCACGTTTGTTGTATTGTTAAATATCTCCATGCCGCTTACCCCCGTTCTATTTTTGAAAATTTGTCGTCTCGGCGCTTTCATCTGGCACGATTTCCATTATATCGCCAATATCACACTTAAGTGCCGTACAGATTTTCAACAGAACCGAGGTATTGACATTCCCATCGTTACCGAGCTTTGCAACCGACGTAGCACTAATGTTGCTCATTTGGCAGAGAGTCTTTTTATTTATTTCCTTATCAATCAATAATTTCCACAGCTTCTTGTAGGTGAATCGCATGGTATGACCTCCATATTTTCTTACTTTTCAGTTGTGCTGCTATTCTGAGTTTTCTTTGCCCACGAGTAACCAAAAAGTTCGTTTCCATCCTCGCTGAGGTGAATCACTGTGGTGCTGTCCAGAATCTCCTGAACGCGCGGGGTGGGTGCGTCTTGTTTATCATAAGCAATAAAAATCTGCTTTCCGCTTTGAATATATAGTTCCATTATTTTCTCAAGCGGTTCATACCCGATGTGATTGAACATAAGTGAATCATGGATAATGACAGGAAGCGGGGTCAGCTTCAATATACTGAGGTCAAATACAATCATGCTCTTAAACGCCGTACCCATGCCGCCGTCATCGGGAGTGAAAAAGCTATATTTAGTGCTGCTTTCAAATTGGATGATTGGTGCCATCCTTGTCCCATTGTATATAGCATCGTTATAACGAACCATCTGTTCGTTGATAGCCGAGGATATAAGACTGAGGACTTCCATTTCAACATCAGCGAGAGCTTTTTTTGCTTCCTTAACGTCGGCAACAAGTGTCTGCGATGTTTCACAGGCTTTGTTCTGCGATTTTAGTATGCCTATCCGGCGCGAAAGCTCAGTGTGCTTTTGCAGAAAAGTCTGTGGTATTGTGACAGGAATGCCAAAATTGCGCTGTTGTACCTGTAATTCATCAATCTCGCCATCCAACGCATCAATTAATGTTTGGAGTCTTCTGACCTCTTCGGCCATTTCATCTGCTAAAATCGAATGAATTTTACGGTGGAATTCTTCAACAGATGTGAGCTTTTGCATGTCAATCTCAGGGAAGAAATCCGAAAGCTCGCGATAGTCGCCGTCGGTGATTGTGAAGCCGCAGTTATTGATTTTTACCGTGTTCTGCTGTGAAAGCAGTCTGCTGCGGTTTCTCTTAAGCTGCGTAATACGGCCCTTTATTGCAAGGACGGCATCCGCATTGTCCATGTCCTCGTCGGTCATCTGAATATCAATAGAATCCGTCAACGCCTGTAACTCAGTTTCTAACCTAGCAATTTCTTTCTCGTTGTTTTTTGCCTGTTGAGCTGAGGGTACATATACCTGAAGAACATCCTCCTTTTTGGCTGCTGCGAAGGCTTTTCTTTTTTCTTCCTTCTTTTGACTCTCACTTTTATAGCGCTCGATTTGCGTGTAATAGTTAAAGAGCTTTTCAAGCGCAGTTATACCAACAGACATCGCTTCTTTAGGGTGCGATTGCAGTGGGTATTTTTCGGAATAGTTTTCTTTGCCGAAAACACGCATATATCGACCGACCACATCTCTAAAAGTAATGGATGGGCGATCAATGTTGTACATTTCGAATAGGTACTGTTTGAATTTGTCTATTTTTATCGTTTCCGTCGCTACATAGTTTTCGTCACACTTGCTCACTTCCGTTGGCGTGACTATGCTGCGCGAGAAGTATTCTTTTTTACCGTTGAAGGAAAAGCAGAAGTTGATGGTATGATTCACATCGGCAAATCTGCTTCTTGAATCAGTCTTTGTATAGTAGGCGTCACCTCCAAAGCAGAAATCCACGGCAAGCAGAAAGGTTGATTTTCCGATGGAGTTATCTGACTGTTTGCCTCCGCGCACGGTGTTGAGGCCTTTTTTGAACTGTATACGACCTCGCTTTTCACCTTTAGAAACAAACTCGGTGCTCATTATTTCAAGCAACATATTTTAGCACCTCCGCTTCTTCATCGTATTTGACTTTTCCCAGTGCGTACAGGCAATCGAGGATATCCATAAATTCGGTGGTCCCAGTAACTTCCCGCTGGAGCTTTATGTATAACTCGGAAACACCGCATGGGGACGTTCGCAGTATTTGCAACACAATAGGAAACCTGGATATGATACTTTCATTATAAGAATATAACTTATTCGGTAATAGCATCAAACACCTCACACTTCTGGACAAAGTACGAAATTACGATTTCACACGCCATCCTGTCCTCGTTTGTGTTGTTTTGTATCCAATCAACCAGCTTCTCAAATATAGCCGGTTGAGTTAAATCGTTATTCTGCAATTTTAAATAATTGATCTTGACGCTATTGCAAAACGGTCTGAAATGCTGCTTACCTTCTTGATCCATCTGTTTTAGCCACTGATCAACTTTGTTATAATAGGCTGTTACATACGCCTTCACTCTTATATACAGTGGATTGTAAGCAGTTCTGATTTTCTGACGAACTGCCACCGGTTGGTAGTTAAGCGGGACGAGCTCCTCATCAGGCGTAATCAGGATTTTCTCAAGGACTCTCTCAACGCCGCGCTCCACGGCCTCCGAAGAAAGAATTGCAGATTCTGTGATGTTTTGCGTCAGTTTACTCTTGATCTGCTTAAGACGGGCGATTTCTTCTGTGGAGATGCTCTGCTTTAGTCTTGCAAAGCAGGATGGGCACAACGCAATCAGGTTATCAGACGATACCGGGCGTGAGTCATCTATTTGGAAAACCTCATATAGAAGCATTGTCTGACCATGTTCTTCTGATTGCAGTGAATGACCACAATGTCCGTTAGGACATATGCAGTTTGATTCAATTACAAGACCCACACCATATTTATCTTTCAAGCCATCACTTGTGGAAACGCCAGTGGTGGATTTTTTTGTATTAACGGCCTCTAACAGAATGCGCTGAAATAGCGCTGCCATTTCTCTGCCAACAGTAAAGGTAGTCATGCCAGGGCATTGATCTTGAAAACTGCTACAAATGTTGGCTTGTGCGCCATCCGTGAAGGAGTCTATATACGCCTCGAATTTTGTTGTTTCAATATAGGCATTTACTTTCTTTGCTAAGCCCCTGATAGAACGTGTCCCGTTGTAATAGCTCTTGAACGTTGACACCAATTGCTCATTGAGAGGATTCTCGTCTTCCAACGTCTCTGGATAGTCGATGATATTGCAGAATAACTCAAGTGCGAATGTAGCTGTGGTATTCCCACCACCGATAATTGCATATAGCCGTTCAGCAAATTTATCGAATGTCATCTGCGTATTCTCCTCCCGTTTTGTATCCAAGCGTATCCGATAGAATCCAACCGTAAGGCTGTCAAAATCGAAATTATACTATACTTTTCATTGTAAGAAGGGCCCGTAACAGGTACGGCAAAGCACCCAATACGAGCCGCTTTTACGTATTATATCACAAGTTTTCGCAAAATTCAATATTGTTTAGCAAACGCGAAATAATTTTCTTTGACGCATTGCAATGTTTGCGAAAGCCGGATGATATAGATGCTGCGTTGCGCGGCTGCTGGCCACAGTCGTTCCAGCACAACACAGCTTACAACTTAATACAACAGCTGACCACTGGAAGGAAGGCTGCAATCCGAAACGGAGAAATCTGTAAAGGACTGCGGTATGGTATCTTATTGCCATTTTTCAGCCAGCTGCTACAGACCTCCGTTTCGAGACAACGAAAACGGAGGTCATTTTAATGAAAATTCAATGGAACTTTGCAGACGGAACAACCTCGGAGGTCGAGGTCGACGAAGAGTTTGGCGCATTTATCACGGCATCGCGGCGCGAGGAGGACAACCTTAGTCGCAAAGAACGTTATCACTGTTATTCGTTGGATGCCATTCTCTTTGAGGGGAAGGAATACGGGGACAACCACACTCCCGAAACGGAAGTGGAGACAACGGAAAGAAACAAGCGCCTCTATGCTGCAATGAAAACGCTGACGGCGGTACAGCAAAGGCGTTTGCTTATGCTGGCGGACGGGCTTTCCTTGCGTGAAATCGCACGAGTCGAGGGCGTAGATCATCGTGCTGTCCGCGAGTCTATCGACAGCGCGAAGAAAAAAATCAAAAAAGTGTTCTGAGTACCTCCCCAAAACACCCCTCATTTCTCCGTATGCCGAGGGACACACAAAACCGTCCCTCGGAAAGGACGGATGAAAGATGAAGCACGATTTAAAGATCAGCGTTTCAAAGAAGCCCACCGAAGACGGCGTCGTCAGATGCAAGCGTGTAGCGCTTCGGGAACGATTGCTCCGTTACCTGTTCGGCGAAAAGCGTCGGGTAATGGTCATCGTTCCCGGCGATACCGTGGAGAGCGTTTCCATCACGGAACTGCCCGGAGGTGACGAGCTCCGATGAAAAAAGACACTGCTCCGCTGCTACCAATGCCAATCAAGGTAAAGCCCTATACGCATCAGGTCGACGCTTTCAATTTCGTATGCGGGCTGTTCGGTCTGGTTTCGACGGGAGGTGATTCCGATGACAAAGGTCACGGTGAAATGCGCCCTGTGCGGGAAAGCATTTCAACGGTCGGAAAGCCAAATCCGTGAAAACAACTTCTGCTGCCGGGCGCATTTTTACAAATGGAACTCGCAGCGAATGACCGAGTACAACCGCACGGATAACCCCATGAACAAGCCCGGCGGCGTAATGGAGTCGCGTGTTAAGCGGAGTCGCAAACTCCGTGGTACCGGCGAGGGCAAGGCATATCCCAAGCTACTCGGCAAACACGCGCACCGCAGAATTGCCGAAGCCATACTCGGCAGACCGCTCAAAAAGGGCGAGGTCGTCCACCACATCGACGGCAACAAACTCAACAACGACCCCGCAAACATTGAGGTGCTCCCGTCGCAGTCGGAGCATTGCAAAGTACACGGTTTTGGGAAGAAGAAAGGCAGGTGATGTAAATGAATATTTCCAGAAGTCAGAGCGTGGCTCTCCTTATGGAAATGGGTTAGCACAGGGAAAACGCTGGTATCCATCGCCGCAGCCGGTGCGCTGTACAATGCCGGACGAATCAAAAGAGCGCTGGTCGTCGCGCCGCTCTCGGTCGTCGGCGTTTGGGACGAGGAGTTTGGCAAGTTTGCCGCCTTTGATTACACCCTCGCCGTGCTCAAGGGCAGCGGCGAAAAGAAAGCAGATACGCTCCGGCACATGACCGGCGACGCGCTGCAGGTGGCTGTCATCAACTACGAATCAGCGTGGCGGCTTGAGAAGGAACTTGCTACATGGCACCCCGACCTGATCATCGCCGACGAAGGGCACAAAATCAAAACGCACAACATCTCGGCGTCCAAGGCGATGCACCGGCTGGGCGCAGCGGCAAAATATCGGCTGCTTCTGACGGGAACGCCGGTCACGAATAAGGCAATCGACGTGTTCAGCCAGTATAAGTTTCTCGACCCACGCATCTTCGGACAGTCGTTTTACAGCTTCCGAAACACCTATTTTTACATGACCGGCTACGGCAATCATACGCCGGTGCTTAAAAAGTCGATGGAGCCGGAGCTGACGCGGCGGATGCACTCCATCGCGTTCAGAGCGACGAAGGCAGAGTGTTTGGACTTGCCATCTACAACGGATATCATCCGCAAGGTCGAGTTGGAGCCGAGGGCGGCAAAGCTGTATCAGAGCCTTGTGCAGGAGAGCTACGCAGAGCTATCCGAGGGTGAGGTCACCATCACCAACGTGCTCACCAAGCTGCTGCGGCTATCGCAGCTCACAGGCGGCTTCATCGGCAGCGACGAGAGCAGCGCCGCAGAACAGGTATCAACGGCAAAGCTCGACGTGCTGGAGGACATCCTCGACGCGGCAATCGAGGAAAACCGCAAGCTCGTCGTTATCGCTCGCTTCGTGCCGGAGCTTGACGCAATCTGCGCCATGCTTGAAAAGAAACGCGTCAATTATTCTCTTATCAAGGGCGGCGTGAAAGACCGCGACGAGCAGGTTGCCCGTTTCCAGAACGACCCCGACGTCCCCGTTTTTGTCGGGCAGATCGCAACCGCCGGTCTGGGGCTGACGCTCACGGCGGCAAGCACGATGGTGTTTTACTCGCTGGATTACAGCATGAGCAATTTCGAGCAGTGTAAAGCCCGCATTCACCGCGCCGGTCAGCGTATGCCTTGCACCTACATCTACCTCGCCGCGCAGGGCACGGTCGACGAAAAGGTGCTCAAAGCCCTGAAGAACAAGGCAAACCTTGCCAAGACGCTGGTCGACGACTACCGCTACGGCAACAACCCATTCATGTAAAGGAGCTTATCGCAATGGACAATTCTGAGAAAATGTTTGAACTCGCAGACCGGCTTAAGGTTCTGCGGGACGAGAAAAAGGATACCGAGCAGCGCGTTAAGGAACTCAACGCCGCACTTGATGAAACCGACTCTGCGCTCGCGCAGCTCATGACCGATACCGAAACGCAGAACTTCACCCGCTCCGGCACGATGTTCTGCCTCACCAATACAACCCGCGCATCGGCGACCGCCGACCGTAAGGACGAGCTCTTTAAGGCGCTTCGCGCAGAGGGCTACGGAGGACTGGTTTACGAGACCGTCAATGCCAACTCCCTCTCAGCTTTCGTGCGGGAGCAGATATCCGAGAACGGCGATGTGTTACCCGACTGGCTTGAAGGGCTGGTCAGCGTATTCGAAAAAACGACTGTGGGCGTCCGTAAGGCGACCCGTAAATAACGAAAGGATGGAATGATACCATGAAAAACGAAAACAAGGCTCTTGCCACTACGAACAGCGCGTTTATGGCGCTGAAGGACTTCAATCTGAACGACGCGCTCTCTGAGGAGCTTTCCGGCTTGTCCGGCAGCTTTGAGAGAATCAAAATCCCTGCCGGAGGCATGACGGTGTTCGAGATACCCGGCGAAAACCCCGACAGCCCCGAAACGGTCAAGGAGTTCTCCGCCGTCATCCTGCATCATCACCCGCTGTATGCTTACTACACGGACAAGTATACCGGCGGCTCCAATCCTCCCGACTGCGGCAGCTTCGACGGTGTTATCGGCGAGGGCACCCCCGGCGGCGACTGCACCAAGTGTCCGTATAACAAATTCGGCTCCGGCGAGAACGGTGCCAAGGCGTGTAAGAACCGCCGCCGTATCTATCTGCTGCGAGAAGGCGAGATTTTCCCGATGATACTTTCACTGCCGACCGGCTCTCTCAAGGACTTTACCCGCTACATCATGCGCTTGTTTTCCAAGGGCAAGAAGTCCAACGCCGTGGTCACCAAGTTCGCGCTGAAGAAGGCGACCAACAACAGCGGCATCGCCTATTCTAAGGCGCAGTTCTCGGTCGACCGCGATTTGACTGCCGAGGAGTACGCGCTCATCTCAGGGCTGACCGAGCAGGTCAAGACCTTCTCCACTCGCGTCGGCTACGATACCGAACCGGCTGCGGATACACCCGCCGTCAATGTTGACCCCGAAACCGGCGAGGTCATTGAGCCTCTCGCCTAAACACACCGCCGCAAGGTCGGGTGGCAGCTGCTGCCCGACCTATAGCGGCAGATAGGAGCATGAATATGGATTACAACCTTATATATACACCCGACGAGCTGCGCGAGTATATCAAGGGCGCGGGCGTTATTGCGTTTGACTTTGAAACTGCGCCTGACGATGCTTGGCGGGACGAGCCAAAGGCGGCGCTGGACGCGCACAAGGCGCACATCGTCGGCATCAGCCTTTCGGTATTGGAAGGTAGCGCGATATATTTGCCTATTGCCCATAAGGTCGGAAAAAATGTGCAGAGCCGCGATGAGCTTATGCAGTATCTCACGACCGCTGTGTTTGAAAACCCCGATGTCGTTAAGGTGGCACACAACCTGTCCTTTGAGTCGATGTTCCTGTATGCGCTGGGCATTGTTGTATGCGAGCCCTGCTATGACACCATCGCGGCGGCGCAGCTCACGCTCAAGAGCAAGTTTGAGTTTCGCGGGCTGTCGGACAGCGGTTTGAAGCTGCTCTCTACCTCACTTTTCGGCGCGAATATGCCGGATTTCAATACGGTGACGGCGGGACGGCATTTCGACGAGATGAACCCCGCCGAGCAGGAAACACTGCGCTATGCCAGTGCTGACAGTGATTACACTCTGCGGTTATACCACAAATTCAACGGCTGGTTTGCAAAAAACCTCCCACAGCATCGGGATATCGTGGAGCGGGTGGAATCACCGACGGCGATCTATGTCGGCATGATGAAATACAACGGCGTACCGATGAATACGGCAGCAATGCTGGAGCGACAAAAGGAAGCTGACGCAAAGCTCGTAGCGCTTCGTGCGGAAATCGATGAGATGACCGGCGGCGTGGACATCGGCGCAAACGCCTCGACCTCGGCGTTCAAGCAGTATCTGTATACCGACCTCGGATTGCCGGTGTTGAAAACCACGGAAAAGCATCAGGAGGCGGCGGACGACGCGACGATGATATTGCTCACGGAGTATTGCCACGAGAATCGCCCGGAGCTGGTGCGCCTGTTCGAGCTGGTGCAGGAATACCGTAAATGGAGCAAGCTCAAAAGCACCTACATCGACGGATATCTTCGCTGCGTCAACAGCGCCACGGGACGCATTCACCCCGACCTTATGCCGCTTGGCACCGAAACAGGGCGCTTTGCTTCCCGTAACCCCAACCTGCAAAACTGCCCCCGCAAGGATAACGACCCGATTGGAGTGAGAAAGTTCATCGCCGCGCCGGAGGGCAAGCTGCTCATTTCTCTGGATTTCTCCCAGATCGAGCTTCGTGTGGGCGCGTTTTACTGCCGCGACGAAAAGATGCTCGATACCTATCGTGCCGGAGGAGACATCCACGCGGCGACGACCTCGGTCATCTTTCATGTGCCGTTCAGCGAGGCAGTGGACAAGAATGCGCCACACTATAAGGAGCACCGCACCATCGCCAAGAATTGCAATTTTGGTGTGTTTTACGGACTTTTCCCCAGCGGACTGCAGAAAACGCTGAAGTTCAAGGCTGGTCTGGATATGTCGAAGGAAGCCTGTGCCGGTATCATCGACAATCTGAAAAACGGCTATCCGCGCCT